CACGCTCCAGATCCTTGACCACCTGCCCGGCGGCAATCTTGATGATTCCAGGTACATTCTCACCGATGATGCAACGTGGGCGCAGCTCGCGGATAACTCGGAGCATCTCCGGCCATAGGTAACGGTCGTCCCCCTTTCCTTTTTGCTTTCCAGCCACGGAAAAGGGCTGACAGGGGAACCCTCCGGAAATAACGTCAACTGTTCGTAGGCCTGTTCTTGCATAAAAACTCTCCTTTGTCAGCGTTCGGATATCCCGCCAACGCGGCACGTCAGGCCAGTGCTTTTCCAGCACCCGTGTTGGGTAATCCGCAAACTCACATTGCCCGACGGTCTCGAAGCCCGCCCACTCTGCAGCAAGGTCCAAGCCGCCGATTCCAGAAAATAGGCTAAGATGCGTCATCGCCCACCTCAACCTTTTCGTCCTGCTCCTCCGCGAACAGCTTCTGGAGTGCCGCTGCAGCTGCTTCGCTGCGGCGGTTTCCCGTCCTGGTTGGAGCCGTTTCACCGGCATAATTTGCATCCAGCTCCTGGGCCTTCGTCGGCTTCTGACAGGCTTGCCGCTGATTTCCGCCAGACGGGCGCGCCCGGTTCTGTTCCCGGGATAGCCAGGCATTGACGAACCGCATGATTCCGGTTTTGGTTTTTCGATTCCTGGGATTCGCCAGAAGCCACCCCCGCATGTTCCGCAGCTCCTGCATCACATCAACAGCGGGGTACAAGGTGCACAGCTCGTCCGCCGCATCCTGGCCGATCAAAAAATTATCGCCGCCGATCAGCGGCAACACCGCTGCGGCCGGGGGGCTGTTTGGCAGCTCCCCGGAAACATTCGTAGTCTCCGAAGGAGACGGAGAATGTTTATTATAATATTCATTCTCTACCTCTACCTCTACCTCTTTCTCCCTCTCTTTCTCGCTTACGGTTTCCCCTAGCTTCCAGTTTCCCCTAGCTTCCGGTTTGCTTTCCGTTTGCTTCCGGTTTGCTTCCGGTTTGCTTCCGCCTCTTTTACCACTTTCTGACTTCTCTCTCGCCTTGTCCAGCACGGGCCGGAGAAGCTCAAAAGCAATTGCCACGGAGTCGGAAACGCCAGATAAATCAGGCTCGACCTGATTCAGCGCATATGCGCATATGACATCATAGGCGTCGGCACGGTCAGTCTTTTTCCTAATCCTGCTGATTGCAGAATAGAAGCTTTCATAGAACGTGAATTGCTTTCTTGCCATCTCACGCTCACCCCTCTTCTGCGTATTTGAACGCCTCTCGCAGCGCCTGCCGACCGGCGGGGTACTCGGCCAAATAATACCGGTGCTGCCGGTTGATGTAGACGATGCGGCCCGCAACCATGTTCTCGGTGTCGTCTCTGTTAAAGCACGTCGGCAGGAATCGCACCCGTTCACCCAATTGCACTCTCACGGCTTGTCCCTCCTTCCTCCAGGCGATAGCGCTTAATATGGCACGTCTCGCCGTAGCGGTTCTTGACGCACTCAATCGCGCCGGTGATCTCGTACCCCCGGTTCTTCAGATCGAAAATTCTAACCCCCAGCCGATAGCAGCCGTACTCTGTCATTGCCTCGGCCTGGGTGATGCTGCCATAGTCCCGCAAATGGCGGAGGATGCGTTCACACTGTGTCATGGTCGTCACCTCCGGAAAGCAGGTCCAGATATTTGTTGATGTACCAGCGGGCCTTTTCCATGTCCTCTGTGCCGCCTTTGTGGTCGGCCCGCCACAGATACTTGAACGCCGCAATCTTCGCGTATACGGCCACCTGGGCCGCCCCAAAGGCAGATACCATGGCGTCAATACATTCCACGCTGCCGCTCGTGTAATGTGCAGGATGATTTACAGGGTCGTTATACATCGCTCTTGCCCTCCATTTCGTTGTACCGTTCCTCCCACGGAGAAAAGTTTTCGTCACCGACAATCTGCCGCAGCTGCTCGTCGATCTTTGCGCGGGAGTAGACCAGTTCTTTGTCCTCGGCGCCGTCAGCGTCGATCATGGCCGCGATATCGTTTACTGCCTTCTTGTATTCGTCCATGAATTGCCGTGCGCGGCCCTTGCCCAAGCCAAGCTTGCGATTTGCAGCGATGACGGCGGCATCTGCGCCGATCTGCAGGCAGACGTCAAGCTGCTGCTGATACCTGGAATAAGCCCGCGCCATCATCGCGGCGTCCCGCTTCATCAGATACGCGCTTTGCCCTCTAGCCATTGGCATCCTCCGTTTCCGCACAACGCTCTGCCAGCCGTGCGACTTTGGTCTCCTCCCACCGCGCTACCGCTTCCGCGCAGTCAAACAGCTGCACCATCTGATCTACCGTGATAAGCACGTCCGCGATTTCCTCCGCGATATGATCCGGATCGCCGCCGCTGCGGATGTATTTGCAAAGCTCTTTTTGCAGCTCGGAAAGCTCTTCGACGCAGACGGTCGCTTGCATTTTCCCGCCGAATTTCTCCAGCGCGGCGGCGTAGGTTGGGTGATTGTCCTTCGTCCGCGACGCCCGGCCAAATGCAAAGCCGTTGCGGAACGCCGTTTCCAGCATATCGTATTGATTCATGGAGTCTCCCTTCCTTTCAGATCTATCCCGGCCTCATATTCCCGGTAAATTTCCATAAAATCCGGCAGTTCCAGCGTCACCAAAATCTCGTGATTGTTTCGCTTGTGGAATACCGCTGGGAGCCGCCCAGTGCCCGTACAATCGCGCTTCGCCTGGGCCATCCAATCATAAATCCGCATCTGTTCGCAGGCCTTTGCTTCGATGTGCAGGCCAGGCAGGCCGACGACGTCGGATGCGTCGCCGGTGTTGCCGCAATACTGGGCCGTCCGCCGCGCCGGGTAGCCGTATTCCCGCAGCCGGGATGCAAGCTGCCGCTCAAAGCGGGCCCCTTTTTGTTTGCTGTTGATTGGCACGATCGCCACCCCTTTCCTGTGTGCTGCGCGGCCCTATATGGGCCGCGCAGCAGTATGAATATCATAGCATCACTACAACGCTGCCCGCTTCGATTTCAGGTGAAAGCGCTTCGTCCAGGTATGATTTGATACGCTTTCTGGCTTCTAGTTTCCACATTCCGCCATCAGCTTCAACAAAACTAATCCCGCGCTCATCAATGCGGATCAGGAAAAGTCCGTCCGGCTGCTCCAGCTCCTGGAAGGTTCGATAAGGACGCAGGGAAACAAGCGGTTTTATTGTTGCGTTTTGCTGCAGCGAAACGCCCTTTTGCGTGACAACTGTAGTCGCAACCCCGATATCGTTATAGGTAACTTTCGCTCCGGTGGTAATCTGACTGAGTAGCTGTAGGGTATAAGCACGGTCGGGGCTATCCTGGAATCTCGTCTGCAACGCCACGGCGGCGCGTTCAAACGAGAGCTTCGTTTCTTCATCCCACCCGGGGACATCCGTTGCGTGTACGGAATAAATCACAGGCCGAATTTCGCGGGTCTGCGGCTGCAGGAATGATTCCACCAGCAGGTGGGACGGAATATCGACATAAATCGGACCAGCGCCGGAATATTTCGTGAGTGCTTCGGTGCGAATCATCTTTACAATCGCATCCAAACTGTTCAACTTCAACGCTTCCGGGAGGTCGATTTCCTCGCGGATTTCTGCGAATTCGCCATCCCGATTGATCAGAAAAGAATGGCCATCCTTCTCGTAAACGCTCGGCTCTACCATGGATTCGATTTTTTCAATTGCACTTTTCAGCATTTTTCTTCCTCCTTATGCATTTCTTACCATTTTCAAAATCGGCGCGGCTTCCTGCTCTTCGCCGAACATATCCTGCTGCCCCGGAACATTGGGCACCATTTCCACGGCTACCACTTCGCCAGTAGCGCCATCTCCAGTGATGTACAGCGATGTAGATACCGGATTCGTCGGGCAAAGTGCGCTTTTCGCTGTGCAATTTACGAACACGGTCTGCCGATTATCGTCCGGCTGCAGCTCAATCGTCAGTGTCAGCTTGCGCTTTTTCTGCGTGCTTGTGTTCGGGTCCAGGATGTTGTCAATTACCTTCGCCATCTCATAGTCGATCCGTTCCTGAATCGCACCCCTGGCCATTTGCAAAATACTTGTTTTCGCTTCTTCGTTCATGTTTTACCTCACTTTCTCAAAACGGCAGGCCGTCATCGTCGCATTCCGGCAGTTCTTCCAGCGCCGGGGCCGTGCCATCCTGGGCCGCCGCCTGCGGAGCCGCGCTGCCGGTTTCTTTCTTGCTGCCGCCAAAATACACGTGCTCCGCGACGACCTCGGTACTTCGGCGCTTATTCCCGTTGTCGTCCGTCCATGGCCGGATCTGCAGCCGTCCGGAGACGATTGCCAGCTGTCCCTTGGTAAAATACTTGCTGACAAACTCCGCCGTGCCGCGCCAGGCAACGATGTCGACAAAGTCCGTTTCCCGTTCGCCGCCGTCCTTGCTGGTATAATCCCGGTCGACGGCCAGCGCGAAGGACGCAACCGCAGTCCCGTTTGCAGTGTGCCGAAGCTCCGGGTCTCGCGTCAGGCGGCCTGCGATGGTGATTTGATTAAGCATTGTCGATTACCTCCACGATTTTCCCAGACTCCAGCTTGTACCATGTGTTTTCTTTAATTGTTTCTCCGTCCACTTTCACGGCGGCAAAGTCAAGCGTGTTGCCGTCATCATCCGTATCTACCAGCAGAAGGATCGCGCCGACCTTCCCGCTGACATTCCCGCCGTTTCCGATCACAGCAGCGATTCCGTTGCGTCCAACGGACGCTTGGCCTTCTTTCCGTGCTATGGCTGCGCCGCAGTTCCCGGCGTTGGCTGCGCCCAAGTCCCCGGCGTTGGCTGCGCCCCAGTCCCCGGCGTTGGCTGCGCCGCAGTTCCCGGCGTTGGCTGCGCCGCAGTTCCCGGCGTTGGCTGCGCCACGGTACCCGGCGTTGGCTGCGCCCAAGTTCCCGGCGTTGGCTGCGCCACGGTACCCGGCGTTGGCTGCGCCCAAGTCCCCGGCGTTGGCTGCGCCGTCTACTTGTGTCGCTTCTGCGATTTTACCGGCGAAGTTTACGCGTTCAAAGAACGCGCAAACGCTGGCCTTCACCATATCAAATACACTGATTTTCGCGCCGATCCGCAACTTTTTGCTGCAGTACTTGGCGTCATCATCTGTCACAGGATCGTCCAGTGCTTCTACCTCGGCAAATTCGTGATTTTCACTGGGGGCATAATACGAAAACACTTGATGTGGCAGGGCGCAGAAGTGCATCCCGCTTTGGCAGATTTCGGCATCATCTTCTTCGAATACGGTATTTTCAGCGTACTGCTTGCCGCGGCACACCAGGCCTTTTTCAAATCCCTTGTAGCCTTTCATTCACTCACAACCTCCCACGTATTCGCATCGACGTTGGGAATCTCCTCTGCATCCGCGTCAAAGATCGTCTCCGAAGGGACGGAATACATGTCATCCGAGATATCCCGTTTGATGGTCTCATCCTGTACTGCGGCCCGAACAAAGTCGGATTTCAGCGGGGCATATTTGAGGACGCGCTTTAATACGGTTTTCTTTGCCATTTCCTCAAAATTCGTTTTCCAGGGGGAATAGCTGCTGCTATATGCCTTACTGTATTTCGCCGCGTGCTTGCGGACGTCTTCCATGCTCATGACTTCAAAGCCAAAGCCGCCGCTCTTCGTTTTGAATACGGCATAGACTTTGATCGGATCACCACGGTCATGGTCTGCAGGCCGGTGCGTTAGTTTCGGCTCCAGGCCGTATTCGCATTCAAATTCGTCGTTTTCGTAGACGACGTGCGCCTGGATTACCTCGACCTCCCCGGACCGATACGCCAGGTCAATCAGCCCCTTATATCCAAGCTGGAATTGGGCCTCCAGAACGCCCTTATTGCTGTACGGCAGGACGTACGCCTGCCCCAGCGGGGTATTGACTTCCAGGCCAAGCTGGGCGCTCGTCATCATGGCCCCCAGGAAGCTTGCCGGGGTGCAGCTGCCAAGCTTCGGATTGACGGAGATCGCGGAAAGCACGATCCGCGTGAAGCGCTCTGGAGTGATAACAGAAGGGAGCGCCTTTCTGATCTCGCCCTCCATGCTCTTGATGTACTGCTGCATTGTCTTCTGCTCTGGCGCTCGATTGGCCAGCTGATTCTGAATTTTTCCTGCCATGCTGCCTAGTCTCCTTTCGTTTCCATCACCCGGAACGCCCGGGCGGTCGATTCTTTGTAATAGCCGGATAGATCCATATCCGGATGGTCGCTTGCAAAGCGCTTGCTATCGAAGGTGCGCCGGGTCTGTGTTTTCCAGGAAACTTTGTACCGGTCACATACCCCGGTTCCGGCGTCGCACATAAATGCTTTGATGCGGTTCGCGCATTCGTTCCGGTCGGTCTCCAAAGCTTTGATGTTCTGGCCAATGTCTGCATACCGATCCAGTTCCGCCGCCAGGCAGAACAGATCAACCGTGCTTTCGTCGCTGTCCGGATGCAGCGCCGTCAGGGCCGCCGTCGTGCCGCTGGAACCGTCGATTTCCGGCGGCGTGCCCGTTTTCACGTGCTCCCAAAAATCCGCTTCTGCGGTCATCAGCGCCGCAATCTCGGCTTCGTCGCGCTCGATCGTGAACCACCTGAATTCCCGGTTTCCGATAAGCACCGCCAAATACCAGCGCTGCTTTCCGGTGACGGCAAGATAATGCACGCTTTGGACATAGTAGTTTGCCGGATATTCGCCGCCCCGGAATTTTTTCAGGTTCATCGTGTCCGTCGTTTTAATCTCAAGCCCGGCGTCCTCGCCGATGATCTCCCGGTCGATGTTTGCAATGGCCCATGGGTAATCACTGTTGAAGAAACTGTGATTCGCCCGGCGGACCTTCTTACCGGTTTCCGCCGCGAATTTCTGGGCGACGAATTCCTCCAGGTATGTGCCGACCTCCGTCGCCAGGTTCCCGGAAAAGCCCGGAAGCCTTCCGGTTTTTTCTGCCCACAGGCTGTACGGGGAAACATAAGCATTCATCCCGACGACCGCAGCGGCGTCGCTGCCGCCAATGTACCGGCTCCGGAGGGCCTTCCATTCCTCCAGGTTCGCGGTTTTTACCTTTGTGATCTCTGGCATTTTCTCACCCTCTCGCAGTCATCCGACATCGCGCCGGAAAAAGAAATCCACGCAGCTTTCACACATGATCCTGCCGCCGATTTCGTAATAATAGCCGTCTTGAATCGGCTCATCGCAGGAGTCACAGATCGGCAATTCCTCTAGCTGCGCCGCCTGGGCCGCATCGTGGGCCTGCCAGGCGTCGTAATTATCCGGGATGCGCTGATTCATTCCGCCACCTCCTGCACCTTCTCGCGAATCTCCAGCCGCTTGCGCAGCCGTCCGCACTCCGCCTCCAGCTCCAGGATGCGGATATCCCGGTCACTGTCCAGGAGAAACTGTGCGCCGTCCAGCCGGTTTTGCAGCCGCTTGACCTCGCACTGTAGCCGCTTCGCCTGGGCGGCGCTGCGGTCCCGCTGCGCCGCAAGGGACGCATTATCTGCCTGCAGCTTCTGCATCGCCCGGCGGCCTGCCGCGTTCTCGCAGATCCAGTCGATCAGCAGGAAGAGGACGAATGCAGCAGTCAGAAAAAGCATTGTTAAGGCCATTGTGTGGCGCCCCCCTTCTTCCGCTCCGCCATCCGCCGGAATGGGCCGCAGACCGCCGCCCAGTTGACGCGGATGTAATATTTCCAGGCCTGGCACATATAGTTTCCGTTTACGCATTTAGCGCTCTGGTGCTCGCAGATATCGCACGGATTCGGCAGCATCACTCCACCGCCGTTTCTGCGTCGATCGCGTTCTCCACGATCTCAAAATCCAGCATCGTGACGCCCTGGGCCATCAGCTGCTTGCCGCGCTTTTCCAGCACACGCAGCGAATAAAGCACCTGACGGCGGCGGTATTTCACGCGCTGCTCCCGCCGGGCCAGCTTGACCGCGTCCGTTTTCGTCAGGCGCGCGATCTCGGATTCTACCTGTTCGTCCGTCAAAAATGTGGTCTTTGCCATTTTGGTGATCCTCCTTCGTGTTTTCGTTGGTTACTCGGTCGGGACGCTTCGCTCAGAAATCCACTCGTCGAGAAGCCTTTTAAAGATCATGACGACGCGGCTCTTGCCGTTTGCTCTGAATGCAGTGCCGAAGGAGAAAACGCCATTCTCCAGCCCCGACGCAAGCGTCTCGTTGGAAATGGAAAGCCCCCGCTCACGAAGATAAGCCGCCGCCTCATTGAGTGTTAATGTTTGAATCATTGATTTTCCCTTTCTCCTGTGTTATAATCGGCACAGGACACAATATCTTGTGGTGAAGATTTGTTCCGCTGCCCTGTTCGGTGCGTAAGTGCCGGGCAGGGCTTTTCCCGTTCCTGGCTTTCGTTCCATTCCTCCGGGCTCATGTCATCCTCATCCAGGATGCAGTCCGGATAAGGTCAGTGGAAGCAGTCCCGGTCGCAGGCCGGTTTATTTTGCGTGTGCATGTCGGTCCTCCTTTCTGCGTTGTAAAACTGCGTCAAGCGCTTCCTCCATTCGCTTCTGCACGCCCTCCGGCTTGCGCTTCCCGTTGAGAAGCATCGAAACATACGGCTTTGTCACGCACATTTCTTTCGCAAGCTCGTCGAAGGTGACGCGCTCGTTGTGCATCTTACCGACGAGCCGCCCTGTCCATTTTTCCGGCATTGTTTCGCCTCCTTTGCGTTTAATATGTTGACTGCTGCCCGAAAATCTGATATTCTGTCTGTAGCCCTATGCGGCATTTTTAAGGGGGTGGTCGCATTGACCAAACTTTTGAACTTGCCAGTTCCAGACCAAAGAAACGGCGCGATGCGTTAGGGCAAGGAGCAGAACCGGAACTGCTAAAGTGAGCGGCACACAAAGAAGCGTGCTACGAACACGTATCTTTGAGCGCTGCCGCAAAAGAATCTGCGGCAACGGTGGATCGCACATCCCAAAGCAATGCGGATGCTGCGTGAGATCGGGTGCTCAAAGGTTGCAATGTGTTCTGGTAAACAAATTCCGGTGGAGCCGTCGTTCGTGTTCGCAGCGCGGGCGGCGGTTTCAAATTTTTCGGGCAGCAGTCGTTTTTAACCGTGTCTTGATTATACAGCTAGAAAAATTAGCAGTCAATCTACATTTTGTACAAAATAGGAGCGATTTTATGGACGATTTTTACAAGCGCTATTGTGAGCTGTGCGCAAACAAAGGAATGTCCGCCTCTGGGGTAGCATCTGCTATTGGGCTATCAAATGCCGCCGCCAACGGTTGGAAAAAAGGGAAGCTGCCGAATGATACTACACTAGCCAAGCTTTCGGCTTATTTTGGCGTCACCGTTGAATATCTCAAGGGCGAAGAAACAAAAAAAGACCCCGCCGGAACCGGCGAGGTCGGGAGTGCGAAAAAAGCGTTGATTAACTTGATTGTTGACCTCGACGAGGAGCAGTGCAGGAAGCTGCGCTCGATCATCGAGGAAGCTGTGAATTTGTTATGAGACTTACAAAGAATTGCAGATATGTGCTTGACGTGCTGATTGCAAACCCGCCGCAAACGCAATCGTCTTCATACGACGCCTTTGCATTGATGTACGTTATTGAGAAAGACAGAATTGAAAGCTATGCCGTGTACATGGGCGTTTTAAGCACTCTCGCAGAGGGAGGATACATTGAATGGCTTGACGGAAGCACGTCGGAATTCATGCTGACGGAAAAAGGAAAAAACTATAAAGAGCTAAAATACATGGAGATTCGTTCAGCGGTTATCCACGAGGCTATCGGTTTTGCTCTCGGCGTGGGCGCTGCGATCGTGGTAAAACTCCTTGTAAATTGAATTTGGTCGGAAATTATTACACGCACGACCGTTCGCCTTGCAGCCAATCAGCACAAACGGCAAGTCTGTGTCCGGCATAATTGCATTCTCGCACAGTGCGCAGTGATAATTCAAACACGCTTCTTTGACGTCGGTTTCAATGTTTTGGCATTTCCGCAGTCGATCTTCAAGATAGCGGATACGTTTTTTCAATTCTCGTTTTGTAGTAAACATAGCAACCTCCTTATGACATATTCGGCCTGCGCCTCCGTCAGCGCAAGGGCTTTTTCAATCAGGTCCGCGCGGGTTTTCTCCAACATTACTGTACGCGATGCTTGTTCTTTTGTCAATGGCGTAACTTTTTCTCTCACGTTCCTACCCCTTTCGTTGAATTGTGACAAAAATAGATCATTAAAATTGTGGAGTATTACGGTTTGTAAAAAACGTATGAAGTGGTAATATGGATATGTAAATGAAACTAAGCAAAACACGGAGGTACTACAATGGTTTGTCCAGATTGTGGAAGCGAAAATGTAACAATTTCTATGGAACAGGTTGCAAGCAAAACAAAGAAGCACGGAAACGGATTTGGTGGTCATATGAATAACGCTGCAAGGGGCGTCACTGCTATGTGTACCCTCGGTATGTCCAACCTTTTTTGGAAAAAGAGTAAAGGAACCGAAAAAACGAAAATCAGGAGCGCCAAAATATGCCTGTGCCAAAACTGCGGAAATTCCTGGGAAATCGAATGATGCGCACAAAACATACCGTATTATTACTAATGTAATTAGCTCTAATGTAAGATTTTTTTCTGCTCCTGCTTCCCACCAATATCCGCGACACAAGAGAACAGCAGCGGGCAGCCCTTGACGTAATCCAAAGAAAAGCTATGAAGGTCCGTTAACGTAATCCCGTCGATGGTGATGCTCACCTTGTTGCCGTCGGCAATAATCTGAATATATTGCATGATGTCACCTCCTTGCATCATTACTCTTCAGTCACGAGACTACTACTGAAACGCGACAATCTCAATACGCAAGTATGCAAAAGGCAAACCAAATGTACGCTGTACAGTCGCCATAAAAAATGCTGCACAAAAGGGAGTGCTTGTTACGACGGTTCAGGATATTATTTTTGGTATTATTGCACAAAAAGAGGCAACCGGCATGACAAACCAGCAGATTGCGGATTCAGCGAAGGTATCAAAGACAACCGTTGACCGATTGCTGCGAAACGACCCAGGAACCAGCCCAAATGCGCAGACGCTTATCGATGTAGCTAATACAGTCGGGTATCAAATCGGAGGCGCCGAACCACACAGCGAGGTGCGGGAAATCTACGAGGAGCAAATCAAGCAAACAGAAGCGCATTACAACAGAATACTTACACTGCAAAATCGGTGGCTGCGCTTCGCTGTTATTCTCTGCCTGATCTTAATCGTCTTTGTCATAGCAATGCTTCTATTTGATATGACGCACCCAGACACAGGCTGGATAACAGACAATAGTTGATAATGCGGGGGTATCAGCGAAAGCCGATACCCCTTTTTTGCAGGAGGAAAAATATGGGATGTATCAAATGCGGTCGAGACATTCCCGACGGGGCCATGTTCTGCCCGTGGTGCGGAAAAAAACAGGTGCAAGAAAAGCGGAAGGCCCTCAAACGAGCAAACGGGACAGGCACGGTTTACAAGCTGTCAGGCCGTCGCAGCCGTCCGTGGGTAGCGGCTAAAAACAAGATTGTCATTGGGTATTACGCGAAGAAAACAGAGGCCATGGAAGCCATAGAGCGCCTGGCTGGTAGATCAATCTCGGAACGGTACAATATGACATTCGAGGAGGTATTTCAGGAATGGAAAGCGGAACACTTCCGGGAAATTGGAGAAAAGAGCATTGCCGCATATGAAAACGCTTACGCAAAAAGCAAGGAGCTCTATGGTAGGCAGTTTCGCTCCCTGCGCGTGAAGGACTTCCAGTCAATTATTGATAACAACAAAGCTGCCAAGTCACGCTCTGCACAAGCCAAATACAAGCATCTGTTTGTGCAACTATCAGAGTGGGCCGTGCGCGAGGAGGCTGCCACGACAAACTACGCCAGATTTGTGAAGCTAGACGGTGAAAAGCCGAAAGAAAAAGCTGTGTTTACAGATTCAGATATAAAAAAGATGGAAGCAGCCGGAACACCCGCGGCAAAACTCACCCTCATGCTGATTTACACCGGGATGCGCATCGGCGAAATGTTTTCCCTGCCGCTTTCCGGATATCATGAATCCTATGTTATCGGCGGCGAAAAAACAGAAGCGGGCCGAAATCGAGTCATACCGATCCGCCCAGAGGGGCGTGCCTACTTTGCAGAGATCGCAGCTAGAGCAGATGGTGATCTTCTGATTTCCGGGTATGCCGGGCAAAAAGTAGCTGAAAACTTCCGGAAGCGAGATTATTACCCGATGTTGGAGCAGCTCGGTATTGAAAAAAAGCCACCACACGCAACGCGTCACACCTTCGCAAGCTGGGCCGTCTCCGCCGGGATCAGACCGGAAATGCTGCAGAAAATTCTTGGTCACTCAAACTATGATACAACAGCAGATATATACGTTCACGCAAATATTGATCAGCTTGTGGAAGAGGTAGAAGCGCACTGACGCAGACATTTTTTTCATGTATGAAGCCGCATTGTTAGCAACGTGTTAGTAACCGAAGTAGAACGTCGTGCACTCTGGAAACTTTTTAAACGTGCGCAATTCGGAAATTCCCCTAAATTCCATTGCATTTCAAACTATAATGTTTATTTTTTTCATCTCGTCAAATTCACATCAGCAGGTCGCCGGTTCGAGTCCGGCCAGTAGCTCCAAAAAATCCTTGAAAACATCGCGTTTTCAAGGATTTTTTATGTGGTCTCGCCTATTTTGTTAGTAACGTGTTAGCAACTAAGGGTTAAGCGTTGCCAAGCCTGACAAGAACAGAATTATACGCCACAGGGTTCACAACTCGAAGCACATCCATTAACTCATCAATAATGGACCATGCCTTTACGCTGTCTACCCCAGATACAGCAAGCAAAAACTCGCTTTCTCCATCAATAGACACCGGCTGTGGTTCGTAAACCTCCGAGTTTGAACAGAGCCGTTTGTAAATCATCGCAGCATAGAGAGGGGCCAGCCGTTCCATCGTCGCATAAGATGTGTCGCGACTCGCCTCCATGTTGATGATTTCTTTTTCAATTTCGTCAAAGTCAATCATATCGCTCACCCACGATACATACTCTGGTAGGCCTTGACCTGCTGCGCCTCTTCGATCTGCCGCTCGTGCAGATAATCATACACAGCAAGCATGGATTCTGGCGGCGCCCCTTTCTCCTTTCTGTACTGTGTAATGATGCGGGCCACTTCTTCGTGCAGAAGATTCATGTGGCGCATTTCGTCAGTCGACAGATCGAAAAACGTCTTAGCCAGGACACCATCTGTATCTTTGTACTTCAGCGCGCACTTTGCGTATTTCTGCGCGTCGCCAATCTCTTCCTCGATCATCTCAGATAACTTTTCAATCAATCTCATGGCGCCACCTCAGATGCGCTGCACACGCAGGGCCACATTGTTTACGGTGGATGCTGCTCCGGTAAGAACGATGGTAAGGGACGACCCCGCCGAGCAGCACGCCTGACGTACCAAGGAGGGGAACGAGAGAAGCACGGTGGAGCCTGCTGCGGCGGTCGCAGATGCCGTTGCACCAGGCACGGCTACACCATTCAAAAATAGCGTGGCTGTAACTGTCCCTGCGGTAGTTGGAGTGAGGGTGACGGATGCATCAACGTCGTAATAGCCCTTGCTCAAAATATTGATAGCATTGCCATTCATGGCAATATCACATCCATATCGACGAATCAGGCTGCCGAGGGGGATAACACCATCGACAGAAACTCCGGTCGGATTCTGCATTGCGGTATAAATAGCAGATTTGCAAGACATATCAAATTCTCCTTTCAAAATACACGGGCGAGGGATATGCCCCCCGCCCGTTCACCCGGCCAAGAGGGCCTACCATTTTACTCAGATATTGCCGCAGCCGCTATTGCAGCCACAGAACGGGGACGAGCCAGCGCTGTATGTAAGGCCATTGGGATAGCGAACGACGCCACACATGCGGTTGTCCATTTCAAGGCTTGCTACCTTGTCGCGGAGCGCCTGCAGTTCGTTCGCCTGCATCAGTGCGCGGGTCGCCTCGCCCTCAGCGTGGATGGCCGTCGTGATGTCGCACGTCTGGCGATCCATCTGCGCAGACAGATTGGCAGTCGCCAGGCGGTTGTCGCAGCAGCACTGCGCAATCTGGCCCTGAATACTGTTGCCGGTCTGCATGATCGTTGTGTTTGTGCCAGCCTGCGCCAGCGCGACCTCCCTGCCAAGTTGGCCAATATTCCCCTGCATCTCATAGCCGAGCGTGCATAGGCCGTTGCCTACGTTGGTGATTCGATCGTTGAGCTGTCCAAAGTGCTGGCCGAACAAGATTTCCTGTTGGCTGGCTGCAGTGGCGTACTGCCCAAACTCGCCCTGGCGGTTGAAGCCACCCCATCCGCCGCCCATAAAGACGAACAAGAAAAGGATGATAATCCACCATGCACCACCGCTGCCGCCCCAACCGTCGTTGTCTTTGCTAACTGCAGCGAGATCGGAAAGGCTATAGTTGTCCAAGTTAAACACCTCTTTCAAATTAAAATTATAAACCGTGTCGACCCGGCTTATTTCAAAAATTGCATGAAGTCCTTTGCTTGTTTTTGAAGCTGCTGAAATTGATCCTGCGTCATCTGCCCGGACGACAGCAACTGTTCAATCTGCTGCTTCGCATTCTGCGGCGTCATACCGGCTGCAAATTTTCTAAACTCAGATATCATTGCAAGCGGGTTATTCTGCTTTCTGGCCCCGTTTCCCATCAACATTTGCATCATCGGATTTGCCATTGATCAAGTCCTCCAATCTCTTCACGCGCTCCTCTAAACTGTTGACATCCACCGGCAAGGCCGTCTGATATGGGGCAATGCTATACGGTGTGGTCGTCGCATAGCCAGCACCATCCGTCACTTTTAGCCATACAATAGGATCGTTTTCATCCATCAGCAGGACAGAGCTATTTGGGGCCAGCCTGAGCGCGTCTGCGCCGTTTTTTCCGTTCACGCGGATAATTTACTTGCTGCGCTCCTGCGGCGTTCTGCGGCCCGGTAGGCATGTAATTACTGTATGGGTTATACGGTTGATAAGTATTTCCATAGTACGGGTATGCCATCGCTACACATTCCTTTCTCCTAGCATTGTATTGAATAGAATCACACTTTTTTATTTTCCATGTAAATCATACAACACATCGATGCGCGCTGTGCCTCAAATGCGCATCATCTTTGCGCAAATAAAAAACGCCGCCCCGAAGGGCGGCGTAAGCTCAACTCTTAAAATATTTTGATGCAATTTCCATTTTCTTTTGAATCTCTGGGAGCCTGCGCTGTATTGTTGCCCTTCCGAGATATAGCTCAGAAGCGACGTCAACTTGAGGAAGGCGATCCACGAAATATAGTCGTGCGATTCGTTCATTCTCCAAGCCAATACCAGCCTCATCAATCACTTGCAAAAGCTCCGGCTTTGTAAGAGTCTCTAGGCCAAGCGGCAGCCTTCCACGCGCCTGCGGGCTCATTTCCCCCGCAGCACCATCGCTGCGACTTCCTCGCGCTTGGCATACCCGCCAGGCCGTGTGCCGTCGGTGATTCCCGCCGCGACCGCCTGGGCCAGCTCCTCCTTTGCCCAGGCGCTGGCCTCGGTTCCCTTGCCCTCAAGGGCTACCTTGATGCGCTCGTCGATCAGCGCCACCACTTCTGCTTTCGTCATGTCGATCTCCTCCTTTGGTTTCATCGCATTTGCCACATCCTGCCGGAACCCCGCCATCGTATACGGCAGGCCCAGGCCGCGCCAGAGGTGCTCCGGGTCGACGTGTCCGCTGGCAATACCACGTTTTCCACCTTCATTGTGGCTCAGAATCACGCCGTTCTGCAGCGGGTTCTTGCCGTGGAAGCTGCACAGCCGTGCAAAGAGCTGCACAGCGTTCTGGTACGTCTTGCGGCAATACGCCTGGGCCGCGGCCTTGTCCCGCACGGTAAAGCTTGCGCCGACCGTATAATGAATCTGTGCCGGTTCGCACATCTCAAAACCGATATACCCATTGTTCCCGGCAGGCTTTCCTGCGTGGGGCATACGCTTCACCTTGCCCGGCGTCTCCAAACATGGGGCCGTCAGATAGACCGCATCGGCTCCAATGAATCCGTTGATTCCAGCGTAGGTGAAGCTGGGCTTGTCCCACTGCCGGATGAAAACCAGCGGGTCCGGCTGACCGACGCCGACGGAGTGAAGGAAGAAACCCCGGAAGGCGGGGCCTGTGATCCACCGCCCATCCCGGAAATACGGATTCTGCGTCAGGTATTTAGCTATGATCTGCATTTGCGCCACCTTCAATCATCTGTTTATACGCCTGGTGCATCCCCGTCGACGCCAGACCGGATGCCATGCCACCCAGCAAAATTTCCGGCGACAGGGTAAAATCATGCAGCCACACGTTGACGATTGTGCCCAGCACCAACATCAGCAGCGGGATAAAGCGGTTAATTTTGTCCGACGGGATTGCGTGCTTCAGAACGTAGCCGATACACAAGCAAATACCAACCACGACCGCGACCAGATAATCATTCAGAAATTCCATAAATACCTCCCTTTCACTGTACCGTGTGCTCTTTGAGCAGCCGTTTATAGTATTTTTTCACGTATCCGTTGCCGCCGAGTTTTATATACTTCCGTCCGGCAATAATCCGCTCCGGAATTGGCATATCCCGGGACATAGTAGTAAGCCGCAGAATTGCCAGATATTGCTCCCGGTCATGCTTTGTCAGCACCTTTACCTCGTTCAACAGCTTAACAATTGGCTTTCCCACCTTCTGCGCGATTAGCCCAACCGCGCTGACCAACGCCCCGGCGGTAATCAGCATCTCGTACCATTCCAAACCATCACCCCCTTAAACACTGCCAATGGCAACCCAGGCCATCTGGCGGGTCGAGACGGTCGAAGAGCCGACGGCGGGGACGTTTACGGTGAAATTTGTCGTTGTAACCGCATCGTTGAATACGGTACAAATTACGCCATTGAACGGCTGCCCGATAATCACGATCGGCTTTGCGGTGAACGTCGTCCCAAAATTGATGGTTGTATTCGTCTGGCCCGTGTTTTTAAACTTGACGGCGGACCAACCGCAGACGATTTTCTTGCCGCCCAGCAGCGTCGTTTCGGCTCTGTTTGCCAGGTCGTATGCTTTTTTTACGGCGCCGGGCGTCGCGGCAGTGCCGCCGGCGGTGCCGGAGGTACTGAGGATGGAGTCCGAGAGCTTGACGTGCCCGTAATTCGTCGATGTGCCCTTGCCGTAGGTCGTTGCCGTACTGGCATGATTCGTCGGGGCCTTTCCACTGACGGCGGCCTGTGCAGCCTCTGCCGCGCTCTGCGCGTCTGCGGCCGTCTGCGCCGCGTCCGTCGCGACCTGCCCCGCCTCATTGGCTAGGTCGTACGCACTGCTCGCTGCGCTGGAAGCCTGACTTGCCAGATCATAGGCGGTTTTTACAGCCTTCGGCGTCGCCGCCACGCCGCCCGTGACATCCCCTGTACCATTCGTCGCATCCGAGAGCTTCACATGCCCGTACTGCGCAGCGCTGCCCGCGCCATACGTCGTCTGGGTGCTGGCGTGGGCCTTCGGGGCGCGCCCCTCCGCCATCGCTGCCGCATCCGCCGCGACCTGCTTTGCATCCATGGCCACTGCATTTGCGTCCTGTGCCGTCCCGCTCGCCTGGTTCGCCAGATCATAGGCAGATTTCACAGCAGCAGGCGTCGCCGCGAAACCTCCGGAGACGCTGGACGTGCTGGTGTGGGAATCCGAAAGCTTTACGTGCCCGTACTTGCTCCCGTCTCCCACTCCGTATGACGTCGCGGTGCTGGCGTGAGCCTTCGGGGCCTTGTCCGCGGCAGCGGAGGCCGCTGCTTCGGCCGCCGCCAATGCGTCAGCGGCAGTGCTCTGCGCCGCTTCGGCGGTGGCCTGCGCGCTGGCTGCGTCGGCGACAGCGTTTCCCGCGTCGGACAGTGCCTTGTTTGCAACGCCGGAAACAGATGCGGCAGCAGCAACGCTGCTGCGGATTGCGGCATCGCCGTTTTTTACAGCCGACGTCAGCGTCTGCGTCTTTGGGCCGATGGTTATCCTCGTGCTTGCCGGATCTGCAAGGTCTGTCGTTTTGGATGTGCAGAGCAGTTTCTTGTTAATACCGTGTGGCGTGGAGATAATGCGGACATAATCTCCGACATAGATAGGCTTCATGTCCGCATCGACAGCGCTGAGGTCCAGCGCCTCCGCCGATACGGTATTCAGTGCCTCTTTCTGCGCATTGAGATACGACTGCGCCGCCAGGAGAAGCTGACTCGGGTCCGTGATCTCGTCCCAAGTCTGCGTCCCCCAGATATTCCGGTATTTTGCGATTGTTTCTGCGTCTGCCTTGATATACGATTTGCCATTGTTTACGCTTTCAATCGTTGTGCGGGTATCAACGCCATCCGGCTTGCCACCATAGGGAAGCAGCACAGTGATGATATCGCCGCCGACAATTCCATCCTCAATGCTCAGAAGATTTTTCCCGTACTCCACCGTCTGCTGCGCCACCCCGGTATAATCGGCCAGATAGTCGATGTATGTTACATCATTGACGTGCCGGGTGCGGAGATAGCCCCCCACCTGATTGATCAGCCCGTCGATCAGAAGGTCCCACGTGCTCTTGGCCGTATCCGCAGAATAGGTGTACCCTTTTTGGCCTTTTACCGTAACCTGCCCGATGGTAAACAGTTTCTCCCGGTTGGAGTTGTCAACGCTGGTGGTATACGCGTTGTGATTGGCAATCAGCCGCCGGAACAGATCCCCCGGTGTCGCAGTGCTGCCACCGTACACAAAGGGCGTGTGGACCGAGTCGCACAAAAAAGCAAGCTCCCCCTCGCAATAGACAGAGATAATACCATAAATGTCCTGTGTTGTCTCAATAACACGCCCCCGGAAGATGAGATCGTCTCCGTTGTAAACAGTCACTATGGTCATCAGTGCCCGGATATTGTTATACTCCGGATGCGTCGGCAGAATCTTAAAACTCAAGCTCCCATGTGCATTGACCGCCTGGTCCAGGGTCGGCTCCTCAACGTGCAGGTTTGGGTCGATCGCATTAGAGGAATGTACAAGGTGATCCTCTGTGCTGTCCGGATTTCGCCAATAGATTTTGTAATTCACAGCACGCCCTCCTGATAAGTGATCGTGATAACGCCGTTGCCGTCTGGGTAGGTGTCGGGCGTAATCATAAGCTCAAGCATATCATGAAGCACAATATCATTATTCGACTTCGTCTCCCCAGCAGCGACATGAAGCGAAGCACCGAGAACCAGAGGCGGGCGCACAGACTTAACAACGGCGATTGTTGCGCCGTCGTTCGTGCAAGCGAATTTCGGCACAGTTGGGCGTGTGCATGACGTGAGCGTAGAAAGCGATGACTGACCGTTGTAGATTCTCTCGGCTCGGCCCGGCTTCATCCCGCTCATTTCAGTCGGATCGTACTTTGATGTTTCAACCGTGAGCGCAAAAACAGCACTGGGATTTATAGTGCTGATATCAGAAATTGGGATGATGATTTCCGCCTGTTCCCCGACATCATACTGATATGAAAACGCCTTTCTTCCGTTTTGGCTGATAAAGGTGATCTCAAACGCACTCGAAGACAGCACCTCTCCAAAAAAGCGCAGTTTTGCATATCCATCGAATCCGACGCTCTGAAGCGTGTACGTTGTGACTCCGTCCTTCATCGATACATTGGAGAATTCAAGATCGTACTCGAACAAATCGTCATTTGTCATCGTCACAGTCTTTACTGTCGGCGTCGCAGTCGTCCGGTACGGCCGCGCTACCGCCGTCACATCGACGTCCCAGGCATCCCCAGATGCGGACATCTGGCCGACCGTCAGGCGGCAGTCAAAGCAGAATTTATCAGATTCGTCCAGATACAATTTGCATCGCAGCCCCTGCAGGCAGGCCGCAAAGTGCAGATAGTCCTCCAGGCGCTTGTCTTGCGCCCCGTCAAGGCTCGGCATAACACGCCGGAAGTGTAAGACGATCTCGCGATCCTCATACACCACATGCCCCATCAGCGCTTCCGATAGGTCAATGCTGCCATTCGCCCCGGGGACATCGACGTAATTTGTTTTTGGCGCCGGAGGGGTTACCTCCGGCGCGCTTTTCTGGATGAGTCCGAAGTCAGCATAGGACTTTAGGACCCGGTCCCCAAAATCAAAAACCACATTTCTTGTAAGATTCATTGTTTAATTTCCCCTCGCTTTCCGCCGCAGCGTTGTACCATAAAGCTCATCCAGGGCGCGCCCGCTCACTTGGGACGCACCAGTGACAAGCACCGGTTGATTTTCCGCAATCTTCGGCAGATATGCATCCAGCCGGTTCAGCACACGGGCAAGCTTTGCGTTCAGCGCGTCATATCCCCCCCGGGAGGTATCGCTGCGCGTTGTTTCCCAGGAAAAATACTTCACCCCGCCGACGGCAGACTTTTTGCCGGCGCTGCTTTCCAACTGCGCGGCGCTGGTTTGTACCCGCCATTTGGCAGAGGATAGGCCATCCGCAAACGCCTGCCCCGCATTGGCGCCGAGCTGATACAGGCGCTCCTTGAGATTTAGCGTCGTGGTAACCGTTGCCGATAGAATCGATGCAGCGACACGAACCGAGCTCTGACTGCCACGCAGGCCGTTTTCAAGCCCCTCGCCTGCATACTGGCCCATCTGACGCAGCACCTTCGACGGGCTTGCAATACCCAGATAGGATTTGATCGCATCGACGATAGACTGTGCAGACATTTCTGACGTGTCCTCCAGTCCTGGGATTGTGTCGTCCAAGCCCGCTGTGAGCCCCAGCAGGGCATCTTTACCGGTGCCCTCCATCTCGTCTGGTAATCCATCAAAAGCGGCTAACATGTTTTCTACAGACGTCTTGGCGGAATCCGATAGCTGACCGCCGCCCTCGACAAGCATAGACAGCGTTGTCAGCGTTGCATTGCCCGCCTCCAGCTGACCTTCCGTCAGTCCAGCTGCAGCTAGCGCGTACTCGTTCGCGACCGCCTGTACAGATTGATAGAGCTCCAGCAGCTCAGCCTGGCTCTTTCCTGCTGTGTTGTTCCGCTCGGCATAGTACTGGGAAACGATCCCCTGGAGCTCACCATAGGTGCTCTGCTCAGAAGAGATAGTCGCAGCCGCGTTGTCCGACAGCGCCGCCATTGCTTCCTGCTGGTATTGGTCATTCTGAGCCTGCATCGCGTCGTGGTGGGTCTTTGCCTCCTCCAGGCGTTTCTGGTATTCCTGCTCCGTAAGGGAACCCTCGACCTGGTACTGATTCTGAATCAGGGCCAGCTCGTTTAGATAATTGGTTTTCTCCAGCTCCGTTGCCTGCTCATAGGCAGCTTGGATATTGGAGATATACTGGGCCATTCCCTCCTGTGTGATTTGGTTCTTTTCCAGCTGGATTGCCTGCACGAGTGCCGCCTGCTGCTGCTGTGCAATGCCGAGCTTCTCGGCTTCTAGCTCCCGCAGATTGTCATAGTGCTGAGCGATCTCGTCGAGCTCCGTCTGCCGCAAAGCCCGGCTTTCTTCCAGTGCCGCCGCAAAGATGCGGTTGATTGCATTAGCCTCTGTCTCGATCTGGGAATCCAGGTCGCTGACGGTCTTGCCGGTGCTGGAAAGCAGAGTGTTGAGATCTGAAATATTGGGCTGCGCATCTTTGATTTTGTCAGAAAACGCGGTCACGCCCACCGCTGCCTCTTCCAGTTTCAGCCGAGCCTCATGCGCTGCGTCGCTAATTGGGCCGATGATCCCGCCTGTGATATCTGACAGCACATTCAGAACGGGCTCCAGTAAGTCACTCGTCGCATGAACAATAGAGCTGACGCCGCCAATCAGTGACTTACTTATTGCATTGATAATGCTCGGCATCTGCTTTACAATGCTCTTTACAATGCTCGGAATCACGCGCACGATCTCCCCGAAGAGTTCCCCCGCCGCATCAATAACGACCGGTGACATCTGCAATAGCGAATCCGCGACGCTTTTTACCATCTTCGACGTCGACCGCACGAAAGACGGCAAGATTTTGCTGAGAAGACCCGGGATTTTCGCGGAAAGCCGGGACACCAGTTCCGAAATGCCCTGCGACAGCCTGGGAAGCAGCTTTTGAATGCGCGGGATGACATTATCCGCGACCGTGTCGACGGAGTCCACGACGTTGTCTACCAGGGTGTCAAAATCCTGCGTGTCATCCGCCATGCCAGTTGTAAAATTCTTCCAGGCCGCACGCATAGCGCTGACGCTGCCCTGGATTGTCTCGCTGGCCTCCTTTGCCGTTGTGCCGGTAATGCCCATGTTAGTTTGCACAACATGGATTGCCTCGATCATCTTGTCAAAGGACACCTCATTCACCGTCTGCTCTGTGACCTTCATCGTATCGCCGAGCACGCCGGAGTCGTTGATAAGGCGGGCCATTTCGCCCGCCGTGCCGCCATACCCAAGCTTGAGGTTATCGAGCATGGTATAATTCTGCTTTGCAAATCCCTGATAGGCATTCTGGATCATCTCCATATCCGTGCCCATCTTGTTTGCGTTGTCCGACATGTCGGTGATTGCCTGATCCGCAATCACCGACGCCGCCTCGGTATCGCCGCCAAGGCCCTGCAGCAGGGACGCAGAAAAGCTAGTGACCGTCTCCATGTAGTCGTTCGCAGACAATCCAGCGGTTTTATATGCATTGTTCGCGTACGCGATCACTTTATCCGAGCTGCTCTTGAATAGCGTCTCAACGCCGCCAACGAGCTGCTCATAGTCGGAGTAATCCTCAACACTTTGCTTCACCACAGCTCCGAACGCCGCAGCTGCAGCGGCCGTGACAGCTGCAAGCGACTTTACGGCAGCTGCCGCAGCAGGCTTAAGTTTGGTAAGCGCCTTTTTCCACGCACTACCAAAGCCGTCTGCCTTTTTCTTCGCCTTCTCCGCATCGTCTCCAGTGTCGCCAAGAGATTTGCCCAGACGGTCCATCTCCTTTTTGAGACTTCCGGCCTCCTTTTCCGCTTCGGCAAGCTTCGCCGCCAGCTCCTGTGTCTCTTTCGATGTTTCGCCGGTCTCCTGCACAGATCGATTAAACTGCTTTGTCAGGTCGTCGACTTCTTTGCTCGCAGACTCGTACTGTTCGCCCAGGCTATTGATTTTGTTGCGCAGGGCCTCTGAATCCTTCCCGGTCGTTTTCATATCGCCGCCAAGGGATTTACAGGCTTTCGACACCCGATCCACGCCGCTGTCAAAGTCGCCGGTGTCCACAGAGATTTTGACGAACAGATCAAATAGATTCATCTTTTACTCACCTGCCTTTTTCTCTGCGATCCGCCTGACAAGGTCTGCCGCAACCTCCTCCGCGTCGCATGGTTCCTCCGGCTTACCGCCCGGCAGGACAATCTCCATCCAGTCCGTCAGCCGCTTACCACTGACGGCGTCCATCACGCTGTTTAGGCACTCCGCCACATAGCACTGAAACGCCAGTCCCAGCGACAGGTCGTCAAACCGCGCCGCGCAAAACGTGAGGAAAGCGTTTACTGTGCTTGGACCGTGGTATTCTCCGATGCAGAGCCAGAGACAGCGGCGTCCGTTTCTGTCTCCGCAGAGGGAAAAAGCCCGAGAAACTCCGGGTCCGTCATGAGGTCGACAATGTCGGAAGTGAGTTTAAACAGATTCAAGCTCTCCGCGTATGCCTCCGGCGTAACGCCAGCCAGCGCCGCCAGAAGCTGCACAATATCCTCCCTGTGCCCCTTGATGAGAGCCGGAGCGGATTTTTTCACCCGCTCCAGCATAAACTCCTTCGGTTTCTTTCCCTTCGGGCAGCGCTGCCGCTGGAACAGCGCCGCTGCGGTCTGATCTGCGGCGATATTGGCAATAGGTTCGATGATTTCCGCGATCACGTCCAGCGTCCGCTCGCCTTTGATATCAGAAAGCTTCATGCCCCAGCCTCCGCCGTACCGGCCTTGACAAAGACCTCATAGGGCACCTTGTTCTGGCCGACCATGGAATAATGGCCGGTAAATTCAAAGGCAAACTGGCCCTTTCCCTTATTGGTGCTCTGGATCTGGAAACCGCCGGTAGACAGGGAGTTAAGCATATGGATCGCGACAAAGCCGCCGTTTGTCGCGCCGTTTTTGTCGGAGTAATCGCCGACCCACCAGATATCCTTGAAGTCCGTGTCCGCAACATCGTTGCGCGGCGTGATCTTCGTTGTGTCGGCCTTGTCCACATCCGCAGCACCCGCCATAAGCGCCGCGGAGGACGTCGAGACCGTGATAAAACTGCCGGACATTTTGACATCCCAGCCGGTCAGTTTTTTCAGTTCTTTAACGTTAGTCGGCGCGTTATCGATATCAGCACCGTAGTCCTCGTAGGTCGGCGTTGCGGTGAAGTTGACGCCGCCGCTGGTCGCGCCGATCATGACACCAAGGAGCTCCTGCTCCGTCATGCCGTCCGTCGTGTCGAAGTCAGTGAGCAAAACGCCTGCGTTCAGCTGCAGCTCCTTAAATGCGTTTTCTGGAATCTTCGTATATTTCATGTTATCGTTCCTCCATTCAGTCCTGCGACAGGTATTCTACTGTAATATTCAAATACCGCCGCTTGATGTTTTTGTCGTCGTCCTGTGCAATATTCTGGCACCATGGAGAGCCGCGCTTGAACCACATCGCGCCGCCGTCATAAGGAACCATGCAGCCGCCAAGTCCGATTGCATCTGCAATTTCCTGGGCCTTCGCATTAGGGCCAGCTTCGCTTTCCGTGTAAAACCAGAGGTTGACCGTCAGGCCGATTTCCCCGCTGTCCCACGCGCCGGTTACCAGCTCATAAGTCAGCCACGGGAAAATCGCGTCCTCCGGCACATTCGAGGCCGGATAAGCCGGCAGAAATTGGGAAAACCACGCATGAAGCGCCTTGTCCTTTGTCATTTTGGAAGGTCCTTTCGTTCTGCGGTGAAGAATTTTAGCCCGCGAATTGTCGCCCCCGCAGACTTCGGTGCTTCCCGTTCCTCCGGGTTCGACGTTACGCGGTAGGTGACGCCGGATGCAACGTCGCGGAAATAGTCCATGTATTCAATGGGGACAGTCTTGTTTACCAGCGCGGAATATACCGAGGTAACGCCCTCTTTTTCCGCCCGGCGGGCCTCCATCGAAGTATCGAGGGCCTGGTAATTGAGAAATTCCGCCCCCTCCGTCCATGTGACTTCATAGCCGCCTGCGCCATCCGGGACGCGCTTTTTCTCCATCAGCACACACTTTTGGGAAAAATCATCTAACAGACTCATATCGGGATTTGCACCTCCGTTTTCAGGGCTCCACGCCCTTAATCTTTCTCCATGGATTGAGCCGCGCACGGAAAGCCGCCTGCCAGCCGCCAGCCGCCCCGTTGCCGGTATTTTCTGCGGATTTGCTGTAACTGTACCCGCCGAAGCTTTCGCTTGTATACGGGCTTGCAGCGGCTTCCCCGTACTTCTCCAGCCATGCGGAAATCTCATCCGCCAGGGAAAAGATTGCCTTCGGAATCGCCAGCGCCCAGATGTAGCCAGTGAAAGATTCGTCCATCAGATCTGTCGCTGGGTATTGATGCAGCCCGTCATTGAACACCGAGCCGATGATCCGGAAGTACTGCCCGGACGCGACAAAGGGCAGCGTTATGCTGCCCTTTTCTACGCTATAATCGCCCGGCTGAACGTCCACAACGAACCAGTTATTCAGGTGCCGCAGGATCTGTTCCAGCATCGCCGCGCCCTCCGATTAAGCCACGGAAGCAATAAGCTTTGCGATCTGGCTGCCGTCGGTGACCTTCGCGCCGTAGACATGCAGGCCCTTGACGGCGTCGGCAAAGCGCTTTTCGAGACGGTATGCCTCGGTCTTGATGATCTGCTCGGCATAGGTCGTCGCCGTGCTGACCTGGGCCGTAATCTCGAAATACGCCGTCTTCCCAGTGTCCGTGCCGGTGCCGGTGTGGACGTTGTTGGACATATAAACCGTAAAGCCAGCCACGCGGCCAACCTCGCCGTTGAGCAGGGCGCTCTGACCGGCGGCGGCGTCGCTCTTGGCAAAGCGGTCATCCATCAGCAGAAGCGCGTAGACTTCAGGCGGGACAACGATGGTCCGGCCGGTGTTGGGGACGTTGGCCTTGTCCAGTTTCGTGCGCAGCTTCACGATGTTCTCATACACGTTTGCCGCCGTCAGTGCAATCGGGGCACTGGCCGCGCCGACCGTGTTGCCGGAAGCAGCGCCCGCAGCGATCGTCTTGAGCAGATAAGCGTCCGCGACATCCGCCAGGCTATAGGCAGCGCGGCCCATCGCAGTGTCGATCAGGTCGCCTGCTGCCTGCACATTGTCCACGTCGTCGACCTGGAAGTTAAAGTATTTGCACTGGTCGATGACAAGCGTCTGTTCCGTCGTGGTCAGCGCATCGGGATCGGCAATGTCGGCGTTTTTGGTGTAATCCTTGACGGTGATCGCGCCGATGGAGTTGATGTGAACGGTGTCGCCCTGGTTGGCAATAATACCCTGGTACTCCCGGTTGACCAGGTTCGTTGCGACGTGCGCCTTGTCCAGTGCGTAGAGGAGCCGTGCGCTCCAAAGTTCAGGGATAAAAGTAGTAGTAGCCATGTTTATTCTCCTTTCTGGCCAATGGACGCCTTAATCGCGTCCCAGTTTGCATTGATTTCCGCAGCGCTCATGCTGCGAAGCTCTTCTGTCGTGTAGCGTTTCGCCGGTGTCCCCGCCGGAGGATTGGCAGGATTCGCCCCTTGCTGCTGCATGGTAGAAACCAGGCCCTTGTAAGCCCCGCTGAGCAGCGCGTCAAGGCCCTTTGTGTCCTTGATCTTGTCGCCATCCAGCTCCAATGCGGCCATTTCCTCGCCGCAGCCGCGCATGGCAAGGTCGAGATTCGCGCCGGTGATGTTTTTGCTTTCGAAGAAAGCCCGGACAGCCTTTTCCTTTGCTGCCTTCGTTTCCTTCGCGGTGATATTGGACTTAAAAGCCTCAAAATCCGAGTGCTCTTTCTCGTATTTCGACTTGTAGCCGCCATCGCCTGCCGCCTTTAGATCGTCCAATTCCTTCTGAACGCCCGCCAGCTTTCCCGCGTCGGCCTTATATCTGCTGACATCAGCTTTCAGACCGTCCACGGTTTCTGTGTGTGCCTCGATGATGGTGTCAACCTGTTCGTCGGTCAGACCCATGCCCTTCAGCAATTTTCTGGTAATGCTCATTGTGTTACTCTCCTTTTCTTCGGGGGTCGGTTCTTCGCCCTTTGAGTTTTATAAAAACCGCTGTCCTTCGCGGGTTTTACCAAAGCAAAAAGCCAACCGCTGACATTTTGTCAGCAGCTGGCTTTGCGTTTTCTATTCTGTTATCCGTCCTTGATGGCGTCCTCAAGGATCGCGCGGTATTGGGCCGCGTGATCCGCGACGGCAGGCTTGAGATACGGCTGCGCACGGTTGCCGTGGGTGTAATGCCAATTGCCGTGCGCGTCCTGGTATACCCAGGGCGTCGGCCTGCCGCCGGGGTAGTATTTGCCGGTGCCAAGCTCTACATATGGGGCATATTCGAGGTTGGAGCCGATGAGCACATCGTTGTCATCCACCTGATGTGTTATGCTGTTGCGCAGGGTGCCATTGTCCACAGGGCACAGCTTTTTTGCATACCCCTCCGCCGTCAGCCCGCACTTTTCAAGCCCGCGCATAATCGCCGCTTCAAACGCTTCCTTTACGGCGTCGCTATTGTCCGTAATCTCAACATCGCTCATGGAATTTCACCTCTGTTTCTTGCCGCAGCTTTGCACCGCCTCATTGAGTAGCGGCGCGAAATTCTCCCAAAACCGCAGAAACGGCGCGATATTCCAGCCGTCCCCGCTGGAGGATTTCGGTACAAGCCCCGCCTCGATTGCTTCCACCATTGCCGCGCCTTTCAGTGTCGCGGCAAGCTCTGGCTGCTTACGTGATTTCATGTGCGTCGCTCCCTTCACAAATCTTTGCTTACCGCCGCCACGCCACAGATCGCAGCGCAAAGGATAAGCCACGCCGCATATGCAAACAGCGGACTCAGTACAGCATACCACGGCCAGTTGACCACATCACACGCCCGCAGCACAATAAAAACGATCTGCAGCAACTCTAACATCTTCTTTACGAATCCGGGTATGATTGATTTCATTTCTTCCATGCAATCCTCCTTCTGTGCATAGAAAAAGCACCATGCGGCTGCATAGTGCTTTAATCCTCTATTTCGCCATGTTGGTTATTGTGGCTGCTATGGCTTGCCCGGCAACCGCCGCTCCAATATCCCTCAGCTCCCGCAGCGCTTTTTTTAATGCAGAATTTGTGTCGATGTATTCCAATCCCGCAAGTGTGATTGACGGGTGCGAATACTCCCACATGACCACGGGAAGCGGCTGATTGTCAATATCGTCCACAACAAACAGCCCGTCTATCAGTCCTTCCTTTTGGAGCTTGATAGCCAAACTGTCACGCTTTGCAGCGGGCGCTTTCATGACCTTTTCATCAACGAGCGCACAATCAAACACTTTCTGCCCTTCACCGACGCGGACGGCAGCCAAGAGACGCGCTATAATCTTGAAATCATCCATCTTGCCCAACTCCGATCTTCTTTAAGTATTCCTCATACTCATACGGAATGCCGATGTCGTAGTTCTTGTAGTAGTGCAGAAACTCGTAGGGAAAAACGAAGTCGCCGTCCTCGAAAATTCCAGCACGAATTTTTTCTTTCGTAAAAAGCTCAATCGACGGCTCAGAGGTCAACCAAGCGTCAAGCGATTCTATATGTGCAATTACATCTTTCTTTGGAATAGAATTCTTGTATTCCCTGTACTTGGAGAAATCCTCGTTGCTTCCTTCGTGTGGAAGCCCTCTAAAAAGGCCAAAATTCATATTTTATTTTCGCCTCCTCCTCTGGTTTGGTGTAAATGCCACAAACTTGCCATCGCCATTGAAACCTACCTTCAATGTTCCGCCCTTTGAAATGTATAACATTCCATTCGGCGCTTTGACCTCAACTCCGAGCGCGTTTGCCAATTCCTCAGCAAAGCAATAATGATCACCGACCTGCTTGCCGGTGCTGCACGAAAGCAACCGTATCTTCTGCCCGTTCCATCCGTCGCTGTGCTGGATAACGGAGGCAAGCAAGCGCGGTGACATATTCGTCTCCGCCGTGCCGAAGCCGACGGCATTCGGTGTGCCGTGCATTGCCACGTCAAAATAGGTTTTCAGCGGCTTCACGTTCTGGATGTACTTTTGCAGCGGGTCGTTGTCGGGGAAACAGGCAAAGCCGTTTTCCAGCTTCATTGTACGCTTTTTTACGATGGATTTCAAGTCATCCCTCGCGTCAGCACCCAGGAATTTTAAAGCAGCTGTGTCATCCTTAGCATAACCGGCAACAATTTCTTTTGCTTTCCACGCCTCCCACTCTTTATAGGTCATATTCGGAATCAGAACGCTTTCGCCCGTCTCTGGGTCGCGTGCCCTGCGCTGCGCCCCAGACGTGTCCACGTCATCCAGCGCAGCGACCATCGTGCAGCGGCAGTTATAGACCTCGCCGGGCCGCCCCTGCGGGTCGCCGGGGAAGCGGCAGCCGTTGGAAAACTTCTCGTCCGTGCCGACCTCCTCCCCGTCCAGCGCCGCGTGGGAGTGCCGCGTGCGCCCGTCTAACGTCGCCAGCCACTCTTTTTTGAGCTTGATCCCCATCTTCTCCGCCGCCGCGTAACTGTCCATACGCCCGGCGTTCTGCGCCCCGGTGAAGGCCGTGCGAGCCGTCCGGATTGCGCTAGCGCGGTCCATGGTCGTGATGCGCTGCTGCAGATCGTCCGCGATTCCCCGCAGGCTCCGGCCCTGCAGGATAGAGCTGGTCACGCTGGCCGTGATCTGCCGCCGCCCATACGCCAGGTCAATACCACGCCGCAGCGCCCGGGCAGGCGGATAATTTGGCATCAGCTCCGGCTGCTCCACGATCAGCCGCCGGGCCGTCTGCTCGTCCCAGAGGTCAAATCCGACGTTCCCGGCGACCTGCTCAATCGTATACGCCGCATAGTTGCGGTTCAGACTGTAAATGCCCGGCGTCTCGTCGTTTATGTAAGAAATCGCCACGGCGTTTGCATTGGTCATTCGCTGCGCAATCCGCTCCCGCAGTGCCTGGTAGCGCTCCCCGCGTCCGATTTGTGCCAGCCGCCATTGCTTATAGTCCTGCTCCGTCCACTCCTTGCCGTTGACGATCTCGCCAATCAGCGCCCTCATTTCCTCGTCGCGCTTTGCAAACTGCTCAAAGTAAGCGTCGATGGTCTCTTGCAGCTCCCGCCCGGCCTGTGCATAAATCCGCGCGATGCGTCGTTCCAAAGCCAGGAGCTTTTTGTCGGTCAGCGTATGTCCGAGGTCATGCGTCGCCATTGTTATTCACCGGCGCTGGCGGCTCCTGCGGCTCACCAAAGCTGCGGCCCAAGTCCTCAGCGGACCGTCGCTCCATCATGGCCTCGTACTGGTCAATGTCCCCATTGATCGTCAGCAGCTTCTTTGTGATGTATTCGTCATCGTAATACTGCGCCCCAAGCAAGAGCGCCTGCGTCTCTTCGGTCTTGTTGATGATCTGATTCCGCGTGTAGCTTGGCTGATCGTCGATACCGGCCAGCCGCAGAATTTCCACAATGAAGCGCGTGACCTCCGCCTCAAACTTGTCCGTTTTCAGGTCAAGCGGAACATAGCTGGCCTTGATTGCCGTCGCCGTCTGGTTTCCCGCCGTGATAGCAGAAGCGTCGAAACACTGAAAATCTTCATACAGTTTCCGTTTCAGCATATCTATCGTCGTATTTGTCCCTTCGTACGGCGCTTCAATTGTCTGCGGTGTTGCCTTCGCACCGTCGTCGCCGTCTGCGTGGGCTACATGCAGCGTTTTGAGCCGCTCCACAAATTTTACATCGTCGAGGTCATTCATGCCGCCGCAGTTGGAGAGGACCCAGTAAATCAGATTCCCCTCGTCCACATTGTTGACCATGTTTGACGTCGCCAAATCCAGCGCGTCGATGGTGTTTCGGCTCCCGGCAATCTCAGATAGGCACATGCGATTGTTTTTCAGCGGAACGACCGGGAAGCCGGGGTAATTGCCGCCGTCGTATATCTCGCTGCCGCCGACCGGAGCAGTACGAATTAAAAGCTTATAGCTGCGCTTCGGCTTCATCACGTCCATGCTTTTGTTTTTTTCCTGGAAATACTCCGTAAACCCGTCCGGTTCATAGAGTGTGGCCCGTAGCGGCTTGTCCGGTGCAATCTGCCAGAAGCGAATGCCCGCCATCAGCGCACCGTTTTCCTCATCGTAGAGCGGCACAAACTCCAGCAAGCTGAACACCCGCAGGTGATCCAGATCCCAGAAGCCGAAGGACACGCCTGCAATTTTTGCGCTGCGTGCGGCATCCATGATTTCCTGGTCAAAATCAGCGCACAGTTTCTTTCCTGTCGATTCATCGCCGAAGGTGACGCCATTGCCCAGAAGATAGCTGACAGCCTGGTCGACCGCAAAGCCAAAAAATCGGCTTGCAAGTTTATGATTTGCCGTCCACATGTCCTTGTGTGCCTTGCCCTGCAGGTCGTAGAGGACTTTTTCATAACGATTGATCGTCGGATTCAATCCGCTATAATACAGCTCCGCATCCTCTGCGGTCCGGTAAGCCGGAGACCCTCGGTGCTCCGCAATAGCAGCGCGGATAAATGCGATGCGGCTCTGTTTGTCATCGCCAGCCGCAAGCAAATCTTGATACGTTTTGATTGTCGCTCACCTCTCTTACAATAATGATTGATACGCCGTTTTCCCCGCCTTCTGGCGGAGGACGGTATAAGCAAAATAGCGGATATCGTCCATGGCGTGGTCATTCTCTTTTACGGGCCGGTCCGTCTCCGCCTTTTCATCCCATCGGTAGAGACCAAACTCCCGAATGCAGGCGCTGCAGCTGCGGTGGATTTTGATTGTCCCGTCCTGCAAAAACCGCGCCGTCGTGTTGATTCCGGCCAGGACATCGTTTTTCGCCTTGCGGACCGGAAAGCGCTTGTGCCGCCGTATGACCTCGATGAACGACGCCGCCGACGGGTCGACGATTACCGCCTGCACAGGCTTGTCCCCGGCCAATTGCTCCAGCGCGGTGTAATAATCCTCATCGGTTTTTTGCTGCTGTTCCCGTCGCCCGGAATAGTAATATTCCGCAACGCGGGTCGCTGTTTTGCCGTCCCAGCACCACAGCCCGGCAGAGAACGGGTTCAGCGTTCCATAGTCGCAGGAGATATAATACCGACCGCCATGCGGTGGCTTGTCCACGATGCAGCTATCGCCGAACATGGGGTAAATAAGCCCCTCCGCAACAACCCACAGGCCGCGAATGTAGCGATCATAAAAGACGCCGCTGTACATCTCCTTCGTTCGCTCGATCATCTGCGGAGTCAAAATCGGATTATCTTCCAACAGAAAGTGAATGTGCAGCGTGTTTTCCCGCTGATTTTCAATCCATTCTTTGTAAAACCAGTGCTGCGGAGATTCGGGGTTGCAGTTGAAAAAATACTTCGGGCGTTCAAACGATATCGCACGGGACAACGCCTGTTCCACGAAGCTGCGCGGCATCAGCGCCACCTCGTCAAATAATACACCGGCCAATGTAATGCCCTGGATGAGCATATAAGAGCTTTCATCCTTGCCGCCGAACAGGTAAAACCAATTCGTCACGTCCCCACAGCGAACCGTCAAAACCCGTGTGGAGACTTTGTATCGCATGGACAGCGCTGCACCCAAACCGTCAATTTCCATCAACGGCTTCAAAATGTTCCGCTCCGCCGCCTGCACGGTTTTTCCGCAAATGGCAAAATTGGTGTGGTTGTAATTTTCCATGGCCCACAGCACGAAGGCCATAGACATGATCGTCGTTTTGCCAGAGCGAACAGAGCCGTCACAAATCAGCGCCAGATCATCGGAGCCGATAAAGTCCATAATCTGGCGCTGCTTTGCGGATAGCGATTTAATCCGCATTTTCTTCACCCTTTAACGCCTGCACCAGCGCCGTCAGCGCCGCCGGATCGCCGCTCTTTTCGCTTTCAGCGTTCCACCCGAAGTTGCAGCCAAGGCTAAATTTCGCCCCGTTTGCACCATCCTTGTCATACAGACGCATTTCGGCATATTCCTCACATCTGGCCTTCGCGCGCGTAACCGTGTCCGCAAACTCTGGCCGTGCCTGATAGTCAAGCAGCGCTTGCCTGCCTGTAAAGCCAAGCGCAAGCGCAAGTCCCGTGATCGTCGGAGGCTTCGCGTTGATAACGATAGGAACACCATACTTGTCTCTCTGCTGTTCGCCGTCGATAATCAGCGGTTCGCCCTCACACTTTTTGAAGTAAGCGTCAACTGCCTTTTGCATCGCGCTTACACTTTTCCATTTTCTCGGCGCTCCGCCGGGCATACGCTCACCTCCTACTCAACTTTGAAAGGCAAGAGGCACCGTGAAAACTCACGATGCCTCTGCGTCAATATTCATGATACTAGTATAGCACAGAGTTTTTCGCTTGTCACTGCCCTAAAAGTGCCCTCGCGTGCTCTGCGTCTATGTCTCGCTCACACCATACAACGCAATCACGAACCGCCGAAGCGCTTTGTCCGCCCGCTTGTAAACGCTGCGCTCGTCTAAGCCCAGCATTTCCGCTATGCGCGGCATTCCACCTGAAATGCGGTGTATGTACATATCGGTTAATAAATCCCGTTCTGCGGCGTCCAGGGCCGCGAGGGACGTATTCACGACATTGCACGCAAGCTTCACCCCGGCAAGCATCCGCTTGATCTCGTCGCGGTGGATGATATTTGACAGCAGCTTGTCCTCCCGGGTGCTGCCTCCGCCCTGGACGGGCGTAGCGTCCGCCGTTGCACTTCGGATGTTGGTAGCCTCCAACTCCAGCCGCTGCAGCTCCTCCTGTAGGCTCTGGATTGCAGCAGCCTTTAGCGGATAATCCCGCAGCTTGTCTATCGCCTTGAATTTCCAGTATTCCATCTGGCCCTCCTATTTTGCGGTCGGCTCGTTCTTCCGCACCGCCCGGCTGCAATAATCCTCTGGCGTAATTGCGCCGCCGTACTCGTTGCAATAGCAGACGCCGTGTGCATTCTGCCGGAAGTTGGCGCAATTGCGGCAGCGCACCACCGGGGCAACGTCGGCAGCTGGAAGTTTTCTAATTTCCGACCACGCGGCAGCGTAATCCCCGCACGTTCGCGTCGTGATTTCCAGCGCTTCCGTGCGCTCAATGTATTCAGCCATTGTTAGCCCTCCTTCCTATGCGGTGCTCCGGGAATCCACGTCTGTCCACGGCAAGCGTAGCATATTCCGTCCTCTTTCCATGCGCCTTGACCGTGTTTGCATCTGCCGCACAACGGCATCGCTGTCATCTTTTGGCCGCAGTGTTGGCAATAATCCGTGATGCTTCTTGCATTGACGCCCTGCCCACGCCTGTATTTTGCAAAAGGCATCCACATTCCACAGCTGGTACATTGAGGCGTGTCCGCTTCATATACTTTCCACTCAGCCATTGTCAACCATCCTGTTCCATGCTTCGATTGCTTTTTCTTTGCTGGGCAGCCCAGATACTTTCATTCTCTTTGTGTGGAGGCCATCACCAGCCCTATATCTCCCACAACCGGCATCCCACCCAAAGTCTGCTCTATCGTAGGTATCGTACATATGGATAACGGTTGCAACTCCACCGCACTCAGGGCAGCGTTTCAATTCAGCCATCCTTCATCGCCTCCAATGCTTTTTCTCCCTCCGGCGAGAGGAGAGTAATCTTTCCGTGCTCCACGAGGCCGCGGAACACGCCGTATCCCATGTAAAAGACGATACCGACGCTGCTCTGGTACTGGACGCAGGGCGCCACGTTCTTCATAACCCACGGTCGTTCAAAATGCTCCTGGCAAAGCATCGACCGCCCAGGCTCCAGCGGCAGGAGGAAGAGCCTGCCTTCCTTGTCTGCCTCGGCAAGCTCGCGCAGGCGGGTATAACTGCAAATGCCCTCCAAATTAGAAAAACGCATCAACTTCAGTGTGATCTCGTCTATCTTATCTTTCGGCAGGACTTCCTCCGGCTCAAGCCCCGTGTCCTCGTAGGCTCTCAGCCTCTCCCAAACCTTCCGCTGGGAGCAGGCGCCGTCCTCGCAGAAGCTTCCGCCGGGTATTTCTGTGCATTGTGCAATGTCGCAGAAATTTCCTTCAAACGTCAGGCGTTTCATTGCCATCACCGTCCTTTCCGTCCATCCTCGCGCCGCATCTGGGGCAGTATTTATGCCTGCTTGCTGGAATATTTCCAAAAGTGATCCGATATCCAATGCCGCAACGAGTGCAGTACCAAGAAGAACCTCGCTTTTCCCACCGCCCATGCACCACCGGCGCAACGTCGGCGGCCGGAATCTCGCATAGCGCACGCCGCGCGCCGTAATAATCGCTAGAGTTTATCTGCAGCGCCCTGATTGCCTCATAGCGCGTAATGTAATCATTCGCTTTCACTGTTCGTCACCTCCACTGGCCTTGTCCTCTATTCTTGTTAATTCCTCACGCAGCGCCCGGAAGATCGGGTATGCCTGCTGCGGCACTACCGCATTCCCAAGGCACTTGGTTCTCTGCGCGCGATTTTTTATGCCGGTCGCCACAGGTGGGGCACTCGGCGCTTTATCCCAAATATTCAGCATTCCGTCCACCCAGCAGGAAAGCTCATCAGCCATTCCACCCATTCCGGATTCAGTTGCCCGCCAATGTCCGTGCGTAAGCTCCTGCCATTGTTCCCGCCGCTCGTTCCCTGCGCATCCCCTGCGCAGGGCGTTGCGTACATCACAGTTCCTTTCAGATTCCCGTGCTTTAAATCGTGCGCTGCTCCCTCGGAGCCACGAGGGCCGCTCCCCTTGTAGTCGCTCGCCTTCGGTGTGGGCCACATCTTCGCGATTTCTGATGGTGTCGGCGTCCTCCCGCGGCGATACGCCCCGCTCCTCTCCCTTGCGCAAGCCGTTGGCGTTCCGATCAGCGAGCCCGACGAAGAACACACGAGATCGTCTGTGCCGTGCTCCGATAGCCGCAGCTTCAAAATTGAACACGACGACGTGATACCCAGCACGCTCCAGATCCTTGACCACCTGCCCGGCGGCAATCTTGATGATTCCAGGTAC